AACAATTTGCTGAAAGTGTACATAAGCTTGGATTAAATAATCAACAAGCTCAAGGTATTCTTGAATTTTATAAATCAAATTTAGAAACAGATGCACAACAAGCTAGAGTTGATACAGAAACTGCACAAGTTCAAGCTGAACAAGAACTTAGAAAAGAATGGGGAAGAGACTTTGAATCTAAAGTTCAGGCAGCAGGAGCTATAGCTAAAGCAAATATCGGTGAAGAAATATTAGATCTTGAATTAAAAGATGGAACTCGAATAGGTGATCATCCTGCAATCATAAAAGGTTTTTCTAAAATTGCTGGTATGATTTCTGAAGACACTATGGTTCAACCTGATACAGATGTTCAAGATACTGCTTTTGATCTTGAAGAAGAAATATCAACCATTATAAATAATACTGATGGACCATACTGGAACAAGCAACATCCAGAGCATGATAAAATGGTTCAAAGAGTTTATACATTAAGAGAAATGTTAAATAATGCAAAACCTGAATGATAAAGAAATCAGATTAGAAATCCTCAGAATCGTTAAAGAAACTGGTTCTGAGGAACAAAAAAAAGATCCCTTGCCAATAGCAAAGAAATATTATAAATGGATAACTAGCGGGACAATCCGCAAGGACCTTGCTGACAAGAAGGATTAGACTTCTAGTCTAAAAGACTTTAAATCCAAGAGAAGCCTGTCAATCGACAGATAACATTATCTGATAAATTTAATTAAACTTATAAGAGGAGACAAATATGTCATCACAAATAACAACAGCTTTTGTACAGCAGTATTCTGCAAACGTACAATTGCTATCTCAACAAATGGGATCGTTATTACGAGACAAAGTCAGAGTCGAATCTGTGGTTGGGAAAAATGCTTTCTTCGACCAAGTAGGTTCTGTAACTGCAGTTCAAAAAACTAGCAGACATTCAGACACTCCACAAATTGATACACCTCACGCAAGACGTAGAGTATCACTTTCGGACTATGAATTTGCAGACCTTATCGACAATCAAGATAAAGTTCGTATGCTTATCGATCCAACTTCTACCTATGCTCAAGCGGCAGCTTACGCTATCGGAAGAGCTATGGATGATGTGATCATATCTGCTGCACTAGGAACTGCGTTCACTGGTGAAACAGGCTCTACAAGTACATCAAATGCGAATACAATCGCACACGGATCTGCGGGTTTAACTATTGCTAAATTAAGAACTGCAAAACAGACTCTTGATTTAAACAGTGTTGATCCTTCAATCCCAAGATATATTATTGTAGGACCAAAACAGATCACTGATCTATTAGGGACAACTGAGGTAACTAGCTCAGATTTCAACACTGTCAAAGCATTGGCAAATGGTGAAATCAACTCGTTCCTTGGTTTCAATTTTATTGTATCAAACAGACTATCACTATCTGGAACAACTAGATCTTGTATCGCTTATGCACAAGATGGTATTGCTCTTGCCGTAGGCAAAGACACTACTGCTAGAATAGATGAGAGAAGCGACAAATCGTATGCGACTCAAGTTTATTACTGTGCAACTTTCGGTGCTACAAGAATGGAAGAAGACAAAGTAGTGGAAGTCCAAGCTACAGAATCGTAATAGGAGGAAATTATGGCGAATGTAAATACTGACTTAGTAACTAACTTCGTAGCTACTCCTATGGTAAAAAACGATAGCCAACAGTTACATGGTGTAAAACGTGTTGCTCAAGGCACTATCGCTTTAGCTGCTGGTGATTTATCAGCAACTGATACTGTAATGTTAGCTCCGATACCAACAAATGCGAGTGTAACCTCAATCAAATTATTTAACGATGATTTAGATTCTGGTACTACTAATACTTGCGATGTCGGCTTATATACTACAGCAATAGCTGCAGTAGATGACGATGCGTATGCTTCTGCAATAACAGACCTAAGAGGTGCTGTTACAACAGGAACTGAAGTAGCATTTGAAGCTAGAAACATAAACAAAATGGGACAGAAAGTCTGGGAAGATGCTGGACAATCTTCTGATCCAGGTGGTTATTACTACATTGGTTTACTTTTTGATGCAGCAGGAGATACTGCTGGTGATTTAAGTTTTATCATTGAATACGTAGTAGATTAATCATTTTACGAGATAGAGGGGATATTTCCCCTCTATCTTTTTTTTTAAAACTATTTTATAAGAACTTATGGCATCAGTAGTGGACATTTGTAACGGAGCATTAAATCAGTTGGGAGCATCAACGATACTTTCTTTAACTGAGGATTCAAAAAATGCTAGACTATGTAATGCTAGATATACGCAAGTAAGAGATTCACTTTTTAGATCACACCCTTGGAATTGTTTACAAAAAAGAGTTCAACTCGCTGCAGATACAACTGCTCCAGTTTGGGGATTTACTTCTGCTTACACATTACCAACAGACTGTTTAAGACTTTTAAGAATACTAGATTATGATTCAAATAATAAAGTAGAGGGTAGAAAAATACTTACGAATAATTCATCTATGAAAATTTTATATGTTGCAAGGATCGAAGATCCTAATGAATATGATGAGTTATTAAGAGAAACAATATCTGCAGCATTAGCAGCAGACATAGCTTACGCAGTTACATCATCAAATCCAGTATCATTAAATATGTATAATCTTTATCAAACTAAACTAAAGGATGCTAGATTTGTTGATGCAACAGAAGGTCAAAATACTTCTCAAGAAGCAGGTATGGCAGACGTTATAGATGCAAATGATTTTTTAAGTTCGAGGTTCTAAAATGGCTAGAGTTGCTGTTCAACTGACTGACTTCACAGCAGGTGAGTTTTCACCTAGACTAGATGGTCGTAATGATTTAGCTAAATATTCTTCAGCTTGTAAAAGATTAGAAAACTTTGTTGTGTTTCCACATGGCTCAGTTGTAAGAAGACCAGGAACAACATTTATTTCAGAAGTAAAAGATAGCACAAAAAAAACAAGACTTATTCCTTTTGAATTTTCTACAACTCAAACTTATATGCTTGAGTTTGGAAATCAGTATATAAGAATATACAAAGATAAAGGACAAGTATTAGATAGTGGATCTGCTGTGGAAATATCTACACCTTATTTAGAAGCTGAGTTGTTTGATTTAAAATTTGCTCAAAGTGCTGACGTTATGTACATCACTCATCCAAATCACGAAGTAGAAAAATTATCCAGAACTTCACATACCGCTTGGACTTTGACAGATGTTGATTTTACAAAAGGACCAATGCAGGATCTTAATACTACAGATACAACACTAAATCCTGGTCAAGCAGGAGTAGGTACAGGTGTAGCTTTAGTCGCCTCTGCAGTTACAGGTATCAATGGCGGTTCTGGTTTTCAATCTACTGACGTTGGCAGATTTGTTTTTTTAAATTCAGGTTATGCAAAAATAACTGCTGTTGCAGATACAACAAATGCAACCATCACAATTATAACAGCTTTAGATAGTGCGAGTGCTACAGCAAATTGGAGACTAGGTGCTTTTTCAGATACCACAGGTCATCCTTCTTGCGTAACTTTCTTTGAACAAAGATTAGTATTTGCAGGAACTTCAGAGCAACCTCAAACAATATTTTTTTCTAAATCAGGTGATTATGAAAACATGGATGCAAATATTGGAGGAACAATAGCAGACAGTGATGCTATTATTTACACGATTGCATCTAACCAAGTTAATGCTATTAGATTTATGACTGCAACAAGAACACTGATTATTGGAACGGCAGGTGGTGAGTTTACTGTATCAGGAGGTGGCACAGATGTTGCAATCACACCAACAAATATTTTAATTAAAAAACAATCTAATCATGGATCGGCAAATGTTGATGCAATATCTGTAGGTAATGCAACTTTGTTTTTACAAAGAGCAAAAAGAAAAATTAGAGAGCTTGCATATAACTTTGATGTTGATGGTTATCTAGCACCTGACATGACTATACTTGCAGAACATATTACTGAAGATGGAATAACACAGATGGCATATCAACAAGAGCCTAATCAGCTTGCTTGGATGGTGAGAGGTGATGGAGAGCTTATAGCTTTAACTTATCAAAGAGAGCAAAAAGTTGTAGGTTGGCATAGACATATTTTTGGCGGCAGATTCGGTAATGCAACAATAACAGTTACCGATTATGCAAACATAGCAAATGGAACAAGAATTATTTTAACAAAAGCAGACGGAACAGAAACAACATTTACATCTTCTACGACTGATGTATCTGGTAAGTTTCATACTGAAACAAGTAACAATCAAACAGCAACAAATTTAAAAACATTAATAGATGCAGATAGTAATTTTACAGCGACAGTTAGCAGTAATACAGTTACGATTACAGAAACAACACCTATATCCACAGGTTTTCTTACTATTACATCTTTAGATGATGCCACTAGATTAGCAAAAACTGATGAGGGTAAAGCAGTTTGTGAAAGTGTAGGTGTTATTCCTACAGACGATACTGAGTATGAAGTTTATGTAATTGTAAAAAGAACTATCAATGGATCTACAAAAAGATATGTAGAAGTTTTAAATACTTTTGATTTTGATGAAACAGATAATACATCATTAAATTTTTTAGATAGTGCATTAACCTATAGTGGTTCTGCAGCTACATCTATATCTGGACTTGATCATCTTGAAGGACAAACAGTTTCAATATTAGCAAATGGTGCAACACATCCTGATAAAACAGTAAGCTCAGGTGCTATAAATTTAGATCGTTCTGCAACAAATGTTAAAGTTGGTTTAGCTTATACTTCTCTTTTACAAACAATGAGATTAGACGCAGGTTCTCAAAACGGAACATCGCAAGGTAAAACAAAAAGAGTTTATGAAATTACTGCAAGACTTTTAGAATCTATAGGTATTGAGATAGGACCTGATTTATCTAACTTAGAAAGAATACCTTTTAGAAGTTCTGCTGATACTATGGACAAGGGAATATCCGTGTTTACTGGGGATAAAGAAGTAGAATTTAGAGGAAACTATGATACTGATGGATTTATATTTGTAAGACAAACTCAACCTTTACCTTTGACGATTTTATCGTTATACCCAAGGTTAGTTACAAATGATGGATAATATACTACATATAGTACCATACGAGAGCAAACACAGGAGTTTAATTTTGGCAGGTCAAATGAATCACATATTAATGGATAAAGACAAAGAATACAGCATGGATGGCAAGTTATTAGAGGAAAACGGATTAGCTTTTTCAGGAATATACAACGATAAAATTATTGTTGCAGGAGGAATGAAATTGTTATGGGAGGGTGTTGCCGAAGGTTGGGTGATGGCAAATGAGGATGTTTGGAAGCATCCTATAATTACAGCTAGAGCTATTAAAAAAAATTTTGAGAGAGCTGCTAAAGCAAAAAATTTAAAAAGAGTTCAAACTGCCATTAGAAGCGATTTTACAGTAGGAAAAAAATTTGCAAAGTGGTTAGGTTTGAAAGAAGAAGGTTTAATGAGAAGATATGGATTTGATGGATCAGATCAGTATATGTATGCGAGGATATTTTAATGGCTAATACAATAGCAGCAGTAGGTTCGATTGCAGCAGCTAAACAAGCTTCTGCTATGGGTAAATATAATCAACAAGTTCAAAATAGAAACGCTAAAGTTTTTGAACAACAAGCAGAAAACATAAGAAAGAAAAATGAATTTGATATTGCAAGATTTGATCAACAGTTACAAAAATTAGATGGTGAGACTATTGTTAATGTTTTAAAATCAGGAGCTGCCTTTTCAGGAACGGCTCTTAACATACAAAATTATAATATAAGACAAGGTGAAATAGAAAAAGATGTTATGGAATATAATAGCAGAATCCGTGAATCACAAGCTTTAGAGAGAGGTAATTTTGCTAGAATACAAGGAGGTATTGCAAGACAACGTGGTAGAGCCAGAGCAACACAACTAGCTTTTCAAGCTGGTTCATCTTTATTAAAAGGTAAATCTGCTGGAGAATTTGGTGGCGGAAGTCAAGGTACTGCAGGAGGTGCGGGTATGCAAGACCCTTTTAATGGACAATATTTTGATTAAGGAGAACAATGCCAAAAATACCAACATTTGATAACAGATTAAGAAGAGGCACAATAACTGGAGAGGCAGCTTCTGTTCCTTCAGGAATACAGTTGTCAGATCAAGACAATCTAGCTTTAAGTGTTTTAAGAGGAAGTAAAGAGGCTTTGGATTATTTTGCTGTACAAAAAGATAATGAAAATAAAGCAGAAGCTTTAGAGTTAGAAAATCAATCGGCAATAGAACTTGATGATGAAGAATCAAAGGCATCTAATTTATCAAACAAACTTCAGGCACAAAATTATTTTAAAGAAAAATCAAAAAATATTCGTAATAAATATTTAAACAGAGCTTCAAGTAGAGATGTAAAAAATTATTTTAATAATAGATTTAACTTTAATTTAAACAAAGCTTATTCATCAATTAATAAAAAAGTTTCTGAAAACATTTTTACAAAGATTGATAATGAAACAAAAGCAAAAGCAGATAGATTAATGACAAAAGCTTTTTTAGATTCTTATTATTTTATAGGAAATCAAAAATTTAAAGATGATTCTTTGATCAGAAAATTACCTGCAGATTTAGAATTACTTTATAGAGATTCATACACAAACAGAATCCCAAATGTATTACTAGAATCTTTAATTAAAAAAATACCAACACAAATAGAAATACACGAAGCAGTTAAAGGTATTTCTGATAATCCTAGATCAAATTTAGAAAAACTATTAAATCCTAATGAATACAAAAATATAGGTCTTGAACAAAGACAAAAATTAATTAGAGAAAATAAATCAGCTTTAGTTCCTGAAGTTCAACTTGATTTTAAAAATTATATGGCAGCAGCAAAAAATGGAAAACGAGTAGATTTTGATATTGATTTTGCAAAAAAAGTTTTAAGAACATCTGATTATGTAAAAATCAAAAAAGATTATGATTCTGTTTCAGGTTTAATTACAGATATTCAAAAAATAAATACTTTACCTTCATCTGAAGTAAATGGATATGTTTTAGATCGATTACAAAAAATTAAAGATAGTAATAGAACTTTTTTAGAAAAAGAAGGATTAAAAAAAACAATTTTAACTACACAAAAGAATAGAAATGAAAATATAGTAAAAGACCCAGTTAATTTTATTATATCAACAAACGATGACATTAAAAATCTTTTTACAAATTACAATACACAAACAAATCCAGAATTAAGAAAAAAAAATCAAATTATTTTTAATGATAGAATTTTTGAAGAACAACAAAGACTAGGTATTGATGAAGAAAACATTAAGTTTGTAACTGAAAATCAATCTAAAAATTTTGTAAGTAATTATATGCAAGCTAATCAAAATCAAAGAATTGCTTTACTAAGACAATTAGAAGAAAACTTTGGTCCTTATGCTTCTAATGTTATGAAGCAACATTCTAAAAATGGATTGCCAATAACTGCAGAGTTATCTTCTTATTTTCAAAATCCTAGTATAACAAAAAAATTTTTAAGCTTTGATGAAGAATCAGAAAGAAAAGTATTAAAAGAATTTGGAAAAAATAATGGTACAAAGTTTAATGATATTAAAACATCTCTTTTTGACAGAACTAAAGATTTTCAAACTTCTGTTTTTTCAGCAAATAAATCCAATACAAGTTTCGCTGCAGAAAAAGTTAATAACATTTTAGAAGTTTTAACATATTATGCTTTAAATGAAATGAGAGCAGGTAAAAGTGAAAGACAAGCTTTAAATACCGCAGAATCTTTAATTAATGATAGTTTTGAAATTCAATCAACCTATTTTATACCAAAAATATTTGATGGTTCTACATTGGGTCAAAATCAAGTAGATTTTATTGTTGATAAAGCTGAAATATTAAAAGATTTTTATCTTAAAGATTTTAAACCTATGGCTTTTAAATCATCAGATCAAGAGATTTCACAAAATACATTAGATGAAGAAATGACATATCAACTTAAAAACAATGGTATTTGGGTTAATACTGCTGACGGAAAAGGTTTAGTTTATGGTTTAGTTTTTCCTGATGGATCTTTTGCACCAGTGGTAAATGCTGCTGGAAAAAAGTTTAGATTTAATTTTGATGATACAAGTTATAATATTCCAGGAACAGATCAAGAATACAATCCAAACATAAGAGTAGATGCTGCACAGTTACAACCAAGAGGAAGTTATCCTGCTGACGTTAATCCAGAAGAGATTGTAACACAAAGATCAGGTAGATAAATATGGCACAATTAGGTTTTGGATTAAATATAAACGAAACAGCACAAGAAACTGGTTATGATCAATATGCTACAGGATTAAAACAAGCATTAGGAGCAGTTGCTGCTGATAATTGGAAATTCAATCCGATCTCTTCGTTACTAACTGCTTATGATGTTGAAAATTCAAGAACTGTTGCTAAAAAACAATTTGAACCGCTTATAGATCGAAACGAATTAAATAAACAATATAGAGATTTAGGTTTAGTGTTTGAAAAAGATGAGCCTCAAAGAACAGTTGATATTATTGTTAATTTAAAAAAAGAAGAAAGAAAAAGACAAAGCATAATATCAAGAGGACCAGAAGGTAAATTTTCAAATTTATTTGCACCCTCAATACTTAAATTTGCCACTGGATTAGGTGTTAGTATTCTTGATCCAATAAATATCGGCGTGTCTTTTATTCCTGTGGTGGGACAAGCAAGATTTGCTCAACTAGCTGCAAGACAAGGCTTCGCAAGAGCAAGATTAGCTAGAGGAGCTGTTGAAGGTTTTGCTGGATCGACATTAATAGAACCTTTAGTTTATGGAGTTGCACAAAGTGTTCAAGCTGATTATGGATTAACAGACAGTTTTTTAAATGTAACTTTTGGAACAATAATCGGTGGTGGACTTCATGTAGGAGTAGGAAAATTAAAAGATATAAAAACTGCAGCAAAATTTAAAGAAAGAATAAGAAAAGCTGAAGCCGAAACAGGAGTAAAACTTTCTGAAGAGCAAGAAGTAAATTTGTATAGAGAATATTATCCAGAAAATTCAGAAATTATGCAAAAACTCGCAACCTCTGATCCAGAAACAAAAAGATTATTACTTGCTAAATCTGTTGGCGATGTTCTTTCCGAAGAGCCAGTAAATGTAAAACAGGTTGCAGAAGCTGATTCTAAATTAAGAACAACTACAGATGATGCTCCCACACCTGTTGTAGAAACAGTGCAAAAAGTTAATGCTAGAAAAGATTTATCATTAAATGATGTTGAGCAAAGTGTACAAAACAGAGATGATAAAGTTCAAGATTTAGAAATAGAAACATTAGAACAACAATTAAACGATCTAAAACAAACACAAGCTGCCAGAAATTTAGAAATAGATGACGTTGAAGTTAGAGAAGCTACAAGAGCTGATGAGGATTTAACTACAAATGAAGCAGAGGCAAAAAAAATAATTCGTGATGGGATTAATTGTATAAACGGGAGATAGTATGGCAGTAGATAAATGTTTAGAAAGAGTAAGAAAATTATTAGATGAATCGTCTATTACATCAACTAAACAAGAAGAAATATTAAATGCAATAAGATTAGCTCAAGCAGAAAAAAAAGTTTCTTCTTTAGATGAAATAAATGTCGAAGATTTAGCTAACGAAGTAACAGAAAGAATTAAATTACAAAAAAAAATAAATAAAAGAAATGCACTTGAAAACGAAATTAAAATAAGAAAATTAACACAATATGTCTTAGATGAGTTTCCTGATGATCCTAAAGAAGGATTAATTGCAATAACTGTAGGATCTAATTTACAAAAATTAGGAGCAAGAGCATCAGTGGCTTTAGCACAACAAAGTTCTGAAAGAAGACTTTTAGTGGGTTTAAATCAAAAGTTAAGAGATAATAATGTTGATGAACTTTTTTCAAAATTAAAAGACAATGCTGATATTGAAAGAAGGGTTGTAAGAACGATGTATGAAAAAAGTAGAGGTGATGCAATTACTGAAACACAATCAGATATTAAAAAATTAGGAGAAATATTAGAAGAATATTCAGAAAATGTAAGAATTTCTTTAAATGACAGAGGTGCAAACATTGAAAAATTATGGGGTTATATTGTAAGGCAATCTCATGATCCTTTTAAAATTAGAGGTGCAGCAAAAATACTTGGTAAAGATATTAGTGGTAAAGATAATTATGTAGGAAATTTTGAAGCTTGGAAAGAATTTGTTTTAGAAAGATTAGATAAAGAAAGAACTTTTGCAAACACTCAAAACGTAGATGAATTTTTAGCTTTTGCTTACAATTCTTTAGTTAATAATGACAATTTAAAAATTGATGGGACAAATAATCAATATGGAGGAAGAGATGTTGCTAAAGGATCTGCAAAAAAAAGAGTTTTACATTTTAAAACATCCGATGATTGGTTTGATTATAACAAAAAATTTGGTGCTGGAGATTTAGCAGAATCTTTTTATGGAGGCTTGATTAATGCAGGTCGGAACATAGGAATGATTGATACATTAGGAACAAAACCCAGAGAAAATTATGCAAAAATTATTAATTCTGTAAAAAGATCTTTAGTCAAAGATGGTAAAGATTCAAGTGTAGTTGGAAAAGAAACGGGTTATGATAAATATTTAAATGTTGTTGATGGAACAATTTATCAAGTTGGAAGTTTTGGATTTGCAAAATGGAGTGGGATTACTAGAGCAATAGCATCAATGTCAAAGCTAGGTGCTGCAACTATTTCCGCTATGGCAGATATAGGTCTTTATGCGTCTGAATTACAATATCAAGGTAGATCATATCTGGGTGGCGTAGCTGAAGCTATGACAAGTCTTTCAAGAATTAAAAATACTAAATTTAGAAGAGAGATTGCAGAGCAACTTGGATTTATTGCAGATAACACAATTTATGATGTTTCTGCAAGATTTAGCATTGGTGATAATTTAAGCAAAGGTTTTACACAAGCACAAAGAACTTTTTTTAAATTAAATATTTTATCATTTTGGACTAACTCTTTAAAAGAAGGAGCTATGTTAGGAATGGCAAATTATTTTGCAAAAAACAAATCAGTTAAATTTGACAATTTAAACATTAGATTAAAAACTTTATTAAAACAGTTTGATATTGACTCTACTAAATGGGACATCATAAGAAAACAAGCTATGAGAAAAGCTGAAGATGGAACTGAGTTTTTAAATATTAAAGATTTAGATCAAATTTCTGATGCAGACGTAAAAAAAATAACTGGTTTAAAAAACATGACAAAAAGACAAATTCAAATTGAAAAAGAAAAATTTAGAACTTCAGTTTCTGGAATATTATTAGATAGATCTATTTATGCTGTTATAGAACAAGATGCTAGAACAAAATCATATTTAACACAAGGACTTATGGCAGGCACTCCATTGGGAGAAGCAATAAGATTTGTTACACAGTTTAAAGCTTTTCCATTTGCTATAGTTCAAAAAGCTTTACTGGGAAGAGAGGGTTCATTTTTTAAAGCAGGTAATGCTGCGAGAGGTACAATGGGTATTATTGGATTGCTTGTAGCAAGCGGAATATTAGGATATACTTCTATGACTGCTAAAGATTTATTAAAAGGTAGAACGCCAAGAGATCCTACAAAAATAAAAACTATTTTAGCAGGATTCTTACAAGGAGGAGGTCTTGGTATTTATGGTGATATGTTATTTGCAGAAACTACTAAAAGCACTGAAATATTTGGAAGACTAGCAGGACCAGTCCCTGGGAGTGTTGCTGATATCGTTCAAGCAATACAATTTGGAGTTTTTGGAAAAGGCGGTGCAGCAGGAAGACAAGTTTACAGAACTGTAACAAACAATATTCCTTTTTTAAATTTATTTTATATAAAAACTGCCTTTGATTATCTTATAGGTTATCAAATAGCTGAGTATTTATCTCCAGGATTTTTAAGAAGAACAGAAAGAAGATTAAAAAGGGATTACGATCAAGAATTTATATTTACAAATCCCTCTAGTATATATAAAGGTTTTTAATTATGACAATATCATCTACAACAGTTAAAAATTCATATTCAGGAGATGGCTCAACTACAGCTTTTAGCTATACGTTTAAGATTTTTGCGAACTCTGATCTACAAGTCATAATCAGAAGCTCAACAGGTGCTGAGACTGTGAAAACAATTACAACTCATTACACTGTTTCTGGAGCTGGAGATGCTAATGGAGGATCTGTTACTTTTACAAGTGGCAACATTCCTGCATCTGGAGAGACTGTAGTTATTAGAAGAGCTGTCCCGCAAACACAGTCGATTGATTATATCGCAAATGATCCATTCCCTGCGGAGAGTCATGAAGAGGGTTTGGATCGCTCTATGATGACTATTCAGCAAATGCAAGAAGAGCTTGATAGATCAATAAAATTATCAAGAACAAATACCATAACATCTACAGAGTTTACTGTAGGTGCAACTGATAGAGCTAACAAAGTTTTATCTTTTGATTCTTCTGGTGAACTTTCAGTAACACAAGAACTTGGAACTTTTAAAGGAAATTGGTCTGCATCAACATCTTATGTCGTCAGAGACATTGTTAAAGATACTTCAACAAACAATATATTTATCGTAAACACAGCACACACTTCATCTGGTTCACAACCTTTAACAACTAATGCAAACTCTGCTAAATATGATTTAATTGTTGATGCAGCTACTGCAACAACACAAGCATCTAATGCTTCAACTTCAGCAACAGCAGCAGCAAGTTCAGCGACTGCTGCAGCGAGTTCTGCTACGTCTGCTTCTACACAAGCATCAAATGCTTCAAGCTCTGCCACTGCTGCCGCTTCTTCTGCTACTGCCGCTGCCGCAAGTGCAACTTCTGCCGCTAATTCTGCTGATGCGTTTGATGATGTTTATTTAGGCTCTAAATCTTCTGATCCATCTACAGATAATGATGGTGATGCTTTAGCAGCAGGTATGCTTTATTTTAATACAACAGATGATGTGCTTCGTGTTTATTCAGGTTCAGCTTGGCAAAACGCTGCTGTAGATACAACTAGCTTTATTACTCTTTCTGGAACACAAACTTTAAGTAATAAAACTTTAACAGCTCCTGTAATAAATGGTGCAACCATTGGCTCTACTGATTTAGCAACAGCTAGCAATGGTGATATTAATATAGCACCAAACGGAACTGGTAAGGTCGTTATAAAAGGTAATACAAACCAAGGTAAAATCGTATTGAATTGTGAAGCTAATTCACATGGACAAACAATTATTGCTGCACCCCATTCTGAAGGTGCAACAAATACACTTACATTACCAAGCAGTGGTGGCGATGCTAGATTATTATCAGCAACTTCAACTGCAACTCTTACAAACAAAACTTTAACATCTCCAAAAATAAATGAGGATGTAGCAGTAACTTCTACTGCTTCAGAGTTAAATATTTTAGATGGAGCAACTGTAGTAGTTGGAGAAATAAATGCTTTAGATTTAGGCAGCACAGCTATTGGAAATGCAATAGCAAGTAAAGCTGTAATTTTAGACGCTAATAAAGATTATGCTGGTATTAGAAATATTAGTTTTGATGGAACGCTTGGTGTTGCAGGAATTTCATCTTTTGCTGTAGCAGCTAATGTTGCACAATCAACACTTACATCTTCTTCTAACTCAGTTGCTTGGGATGCTTCTGCTAAACCAAATGCTGTTCATGTAACGACAGAAAATACTACATTTGCTGCACCTACTAATAATGTTGAAGGTGCATTTATAGCTTTAGAAATTAATTATAATGGTTCACACACCATAGCATTTAATACTATATTTGAATTTGCTGGATCAACAGCTCCAACATTTACTTCAACAGATGGTAAAACTGATATATTAGTTTTTAGATACAATGGTTCTGTGTATCAGGAAGTAGGTAGAACTTTAAATTTAAGTGAAAGTTAATATGTACGCATTAGTAATAGATAACACAATAAATCAAATCATCACTTCACCAAAATCATTAGTGATTGGTGATGTAAGATACCCAGCTAAAATATTTCAACTTTGGACAAAAGCTGAAAAAGAAGCGATTGGAATCTATGAAGTTGTAACAGACTCATCTAATTTTAAAGATGAAGAATATTACGTCAATACAAATGAACAATATAATTTTACAGATGGACAAGTCACTAGATCGTGGGGAACTGCAACAGCTAAAAATATTACAGATACACTTTGGACTCAAACAGATGCAGATAATGGTTTTTTACCAGAGGACAAAGAAATAGGAGATGTAAAAACTGAAGGTTTGAAAACAAAAAAGAAAAAAATTAT